GTCAACACAATGCGCTGTGTCGATTCGCTATGAGTCGCAGCCGTGGGCGTATCATGTGTGCCATACACCACCACATCGCCCTGAAATCCGCCTACAGGACGAAAGCGGCGGTCATCAGCAACAATAACAGACCGCATTGAGGTACTGCCCAGGTCAGCAATTACACACTCAGCCCCTTTGCCGTCAACCGGGCAATCTACCAGCACCGTTGACAAGCCGAACGGCTGATAGCGTTCGACGTTATCGGCAATTTCATCGGCCAGGCCTTCAACCTGCACGGTTTGCAGTTTTGTGCTGTTGTCGGTTAGATTGACGACACCTTTGCGCAATTTCATTTTTTAAAAATATATTGTTTATTGGTCTATGTCAGGCCGTTCCCAGCCAAATTTTGCTTTTAAAGCAATCTCGATTAAAACCGCCCTGCTTTCCGGCTCTTTATCAAGCCGATCGATCAGCCAGCGAGGCAATTTCAAACTGATCATTTCTTTTTTTAAGAGCGGATGAGCCGGCTTCCTGCCGGCTCCCTCGCGTTTCCCGCCTTTATCCGCGGACATCAATAACTTCGAAATCGCCATCTGTTATTAGACCGTCAATTGTTCCGAATGCTGGACTGTAGGTTAATCCATATTCGTCGGTGTTATAACCAATTTCATCAAATTTATCTATTATTGACTTATTGTCATCCCCTTTTATTTCTGCGACCACTTCTTTTGTTTCTATGTTGTAGATATATGCTTTCATTTTTGCTCTCCGTTTATCGTTAAAAGACAATCTCTTAACGTTGAATATAGTATATACCTAAATAGAATAAAGTCAACACCTCAATCAAAATATTTTTTTAATTTTCGTTTAATTAATCTTGTTTGCCAATTGCGAAGTCTTGCCAGGCTTATCAGTAGCGGTATATTTTTTCTCTGGTGCATTCGACGACTCTTTCTCATACGCTGACGGATGATTCAGCGTCAAATCGCACGTGGTGCCGCCTGCATTCAGATTGTAATTAAGCGCCGAGATCACCAGCGTGCCGTTAAACCCGATGATCGAGTCCTCAACCTGAACCAGCGTATTTTCCCGCCATAACTCGCCAGCGCTGCCGGTCCAGCCCTGAACCGTATATTTCAACTCCAGAGACTTACCGGCATTGGCTTGTTGCTGCCATTGCGCTTTTTTATTCGCCTGGGCCGCGTTCATGTCGGTGTCGGCATTAACAATCAATACCCGGTTCTTGCGGCATCCCGGATCATTGGCCGTGGAATAAATCTGACAAATCTGCTTGCCCCAGTCGGTTTCATTGCCTTTGGTTTGGCCCTTAACGATATACGCCGCATAACGGCCCTGCTCGCTGATGCTGTAATCACAAGACAATATAGCATTTCCGGTTTTCAGCAGATTGCCGCTGGCAATCTTGCCGATCCTGGCAAACACCAGATTGCCTTCAACATCATCGGTCAGCGTGTATTGCTGCATATCCGCCAGGCGTTGCAGCGCGGCAAAAACCGTCTCTCCGTTAGCCTCAACCTGAAAATCCTGAATCGTCTCTTTTTCGCCCTGGACAATCACCGAGATACCATGCGGCGCCACCAAGGCCTCGGAAATTTGCTTAATGGTCTGGCCCTTGAATTGCCGGGTAATGACCGCCGAACTATCAATCAAATCTTTCGTTTTGCTGCGACCCGCCAGGCTTAATATATGGCTGGTTGCGCTGTAACTTACTGACACCACATCGACCAGGCCGGTCATGACCAATTCATCACCAAACAACACCTGCACCTCGTCGCCGGGCTTCAAATCGATCTTTGACTCATTGCTGACATCGACAGTAAACGTGCTGGCCTGCTGATCGATAGCGCGGGTAACAGAGGCCGTTTCCCAGCCGTAATAGTCCGCACCACTGACCCTGATAATCAGTTTTTTATCATCACTCACTGACCAGCTCCAGATTAAGATTGCGAATAAATCCTGGATGCCGCACTTTATTACGTGCCACGATCTCGCCAGCCCGGCCAATATCCTCATACATATCGTAAGCTATCGCCAGCGACGGCAATACGACCGGATAACTGCGATAGATCAGTTTTGCCAGCGTTGGCGCACGGGCCTGAATATCGGCGTGGAATTTGGCACGCGCAGACCGCAGCGCGATAAAAGATTGATCGTCGCCAACTTCTGTTGCGGTGTTGATGATCGCGTCAAACGCCGCAATGATCTCGCCCCATAGCACCTGCGCATCAGCCAGGCTGGGGACTTCTGTTTTTGCTACCGCGACTGTGGCCTCAATAATCGCCATGCCTTTGAAACAAACCTCCAGATGCTTTCCGGCCTTCCACTGCTCATGGCGGGACAGCGCCACATCGTCTGCCGGTTTTGGATTGATCAACACGACATTACAAATGCGCAAGCACAGTTCCACTGCACCCCGAGGCGTTACCGTGTTGGTCCGATCCGCATAAGCGGTTTTGACTCGCTCAAGCTTGTCCTTGTTGCTGTAAATCTGGTAAGAATAGCTTTTATCTTTGGAGGCATCGACGACCGCCAGCTCTGTGCCGCTATCCGAGTAATCGTTATTAAATGCCGATGTATAGGCCGAGATACCCGCCGCAACCTGCCACGGCAGGGCTATGTCACCATTGAGCAAATCTTGTGCGGCATCATAGGCATTGAGCAAGGCATAGGGATTATATATTCCTGTCAGTTGCCCGACATAATCCATCATAGCGTCCGCTACGTATTGCGGCAGCTGGGTAATCTGATACAGCGTAGCAAACGCTGTGCCGATGCTTAATATATGCTCCGAGGCATTGCTGATCACACTTGCCTGTGTGCTTACCTTAGTCAGTGCGCCTTTATTGTCACCCGTCTCAAAAAAGCTTAGCTGGAATGATGCTTTTCGGGCTGAGCTTACTTTGCTTTCAACCACCGTGCAGCTGTCACAAACCACCGTCCACTCGCCGAGATCGGGATGCACAAGCAACCCTGAACCTGGCTGTTCGCAAGCGGTCAGCAGTGCATCGCGCTGAGCTTCCCAGTCATCGCCGATGACATAACAATCCAGAGAAAACACAGAGCCTTTGCGGCCCATATCTTCGATGTACGGGATATCATGCTGCGGATACTCGTGCACTGCGGTACGGCGACCAAACGTGCTGGTGGACTCGTCGCAGTAAAACTGTATGCCTCTAAAACTGGGTCTTACCACCCGTTTTTGCCATTCGCCCGCCATTATTGAGCCACCACGCCGCGTTGATTAATGCCGGAGTTAAGTTTGATGTTAAGCCCTGGTGATTGGGTTTTGGTAACTGTCTGGATACCGTTGGGAGTGGTTTTGTTATGTATCGATTGATGCAGATTGACCACTGGCGCTTTGCTTTGCAAATAATCCGGTTTGCTGTAAATACTTTTTGGGTTTTGGCTGCCGTCCTGCTTGCTGTAGATGCCCATTGCGCCCGCCTCCTCCTTTTTTTTGGCATAGGGGCCAATGGCTGTCACATTGCTTTTTACGGATGGCACACCGGGCGCTGTCATGCTCGGCAAGCTTGCCCAGATCGACTTGATGACATTAATCACCTTGACAAATCCTGACAGCAAACCGTCCCATATCCCGGAAAAGTCAAGCGTAGGTAGACCAAAGGCTAGCCACGTTGATGATAGCCAGTTCAATGCCTGGCTAAAATAATCTTTAATTGGCGTCCAGATGCCGGAGAAATCCAGCGAAGGCAGACCAAACGCTGCCCAGGTTGAGGATAGCCAGTTTAATGTCTGGCCAAAAAACTCTTTTATAGGTGTCCAGATGCCGGAGAAATCCAGCGAAGGCAGTTTCCAGGCAGAAAAATCAGCGCTGATTTTGGCTTTCATTTGCTGAAATCCTGCGCTAAGCTCCGACCAATGGGTATAAACCGCATAGACAGCAGCACCCAAAGCCGCCACCCCGGCTACCAATGTCGCCACCGGAAGCAAGGCCAGTCCGGTTGCAGCGCTAAACATCGTGGCTGCGGTCGATGCCAGCATAAAGCCGGTCCGTAACAGCGCAATGGTGCCGGTCACACCCCTTATCACTACCGCAAACCCTGACAAAGCAAAGCCCACGGTTTTCAAAGCCAAACCAACGCCAAGCATGGCAGGGACACCAATCAACAGCGAATTAACCAGGTCGTTATTGTTTTTGATCCATTCGACGATCGGTTTGATCATCGCCGTTACTTTTGGCGTTAACTCGGTTACTGCCCTGGTGAACTCCATAATTTTTTGATTATAGAGCGCCAAAGCGCCTGAATTTTTCCAGATATCCACCGCCGCCGCATTAAGTGCGTCGCCAGCATTGGACTCGCGCCCAACCAGGCTACCCATAGCCAGTTCGGTGCCGCCACTAAATTTTTTACCTAAAAATTTGGATAGGAACTGGATGCGTTCAGCATCGGATTTGAAGAAAAACTCCTGCTTGGTAGCCAGGTCACGAATGCCGATTTGATGGGTCTTTTTGTCGGTAAAGGATTTCAGCCCGGTTTTTTCAAACAAATCTGACTGATTACCGATCATGATCGACTGGATTGACGATAAAACCTCATTGTCCAATGTAGACTTGCCCATTGCACCCAGCGCATCGGTAAAGCCCCGGATCAGATCGTAATTGCCCTCGACTCCATAACGTTTTGTCAACGCCCTGAAATCGGCAATATCAGCCACCGCACCCGGCAATTTGTTAGCCAGCTCCGCCGTGGTCTGGTACTGTGCCTCACCAATAGCCGCTTGCTCTTGAACCGATTTACCCTGTCCATAAGCAACGCCCAATTGGTTAGCGGCTCGTTGCGCCTCCCGTACAGGCTCTAAGGTGCGATTGAGTGCATAGCCACCGGCTAGGCCCGCAGCGCCAACGCCTAAAGCGGCATTTCCTGCGCTTTGGAAGCCCTGTGCGGTGCGGCTGATTTGGGCAGTAATATGGTTTAACCGGGCAGTCAGGCCGTTAAAACTGATCTGATTTAATGAGGCAATGCGTCTGTGCAGTTGCTCTGCAGCTGATCCGGTCGAGTTTAGCGCCTGATTGGCATCCGCCGTACTGGTATGGACAGACCGTGCGAACTGGCTAATCTGCTGCGACATCTCCCGGACCGGAGCCGTGAGCTGATTTACCGCAGTAAAAATCGCTGAAACATTAAATTGACGTGCCATATTATTTAGCCATTTCCAATTTGCTAATCCGGTTTGCCTGCACTAAAAACAATTCGATCTGATTGGCTGTGGCCGTCAACAATTCTGTTTTTGACCACTGCCAGTACCTAGCTACCTCGAAACCTATCTCAATGGCCCGGCCTAAGTCCTCGCCAGGCCAGGTAAAAAAGGGGAGAGCGCCTCGGTAATTTTTACCACATCATCCATTGCCAGCCTGCGCGTCTCCTGCTTGGTGATACCGGCCACACTGGCAATCAACGCCAGTGTTTGCTCTGCTTCTGATGGATCGCGATACAGAGTCACGCGGATATCGTTGTCATCACGATAGGGCACTTTTGCGGACATATCGACGATGTCACCAAAGCGCGGCTCTTTTAGCTCCAGCTCGCTGACCATATCGCCATCAACCATGATGGCTGTTGATAAAATGACTTTCATCAAATCAACTCGCCCCGTCCGGCAAATTCAATGGCCATAGTGCCGTTTTTGGTATCAATGGTTGGCTCACCGGTAAAATGCGCATTTCTAAATAGTGCTGTTTGTCCATTGGCCAACTGGATTTGCACCGTGGCATTGGTCGCATTCATCAACATCTCGGCATCAAGCCCAGGCGTGGTTAAAATACTGCCTGAAAATGTAGACGGCACTGACATTTCAGTATGATGCACCGTGCCATCACTGCCCATTTTTGTCTCCCGTTTGACATCCTGGATTTTGATCTGGAACCCATCTTCAACGGAGACCGTGTAATTGCGCCCATCGATTTTGAGATGGGCATTGCCTGCTATACGAGCCATGATTATTATCCTTTATGTGCGTAGACGAAATTCGACTTTTGTTGCGAAAACAACAAGATTATTGATCAAAGTGGGCGGCAGCAACACGTCAACGCGGTTAGGGTCTTGATTGTTCAACTGGACAACCAGCTTGTCTTTAAAGCCTTCGACGTTTTGACAGATACCTTCGCGTTCCAGCGTTCCGTACCATGCGATTAATTCACCCCGGATATCTTTTGGCGTGACAATGTTGGAACCTGCTCCAAACCGTGTTCCGTCCGCTGCCAGTTTGCTGCGCGGGTAGCGGTTGGTGATGCGATAAGCCACCGATTTTTTAATATAGCTGAGTGCGGTGCGGGTTGTTACATCCAAATAACTTGGATCAATCTGCCCGTAGCTGTTGAGCTGATAGGTGGTGATGGCTCGCTCGATCTGTGCGCGTTGCCCGGCATACATCAGCGTGGCAATGCCTGAATTTAACAGGGTGGCCCGGTTTGCCAATGTAAATTGCTGTGCTTCCTTGGGCACTTCGACTGTACGCAACACCAGCGTTTGCAATGTCCTAGCAGGATCAATGCTCAGGCTATGAGCAGCCTTGCCGAGATAAGCACCGAGCAATTTTGGCGCCCAAGTCGGGTTAGTGTCTTCATAGCCGACGATGGTATGATTAGGGTCATTACGAGCCAGACCAACTGTTTGCAAAGCCGAAACGGTATCTGACAACGCGGTAAAAGCGTGACCATCCTGACCTACCAAAGCATCCCATCGCGCCTCGAGGTAGTCGCGCATGGTATTGAGTGATGTTGAATCGGTGTAAGGGTGCCCATAAAAAGCGATGTCCATAGACCCAATGGCTGCCAGTTTGGCGCTCAGGGTCGGATTAGTGGCACCGCTGGCCATTGCCACAATCGCAATGCTGATACCTGCCGGTGTTTTTTCTCCAGCCAGCGTGCCCGCAAAGTTGGTTTGCAATTTGATGCTGTTGCCCAGCGTGCCTTTGTTTTTGGCGGTGATAGTCACCACGCCAAGCGAATTGGTAGCAGTCACCGGCAAATCTTTATTTAGAGCGATCTCGGCAACGATCGAAGCGGCCACGGCAGTGGCATTGTCAGCGGAGGCAACGGGCGCACTGATCAGGGTATCACCAATATACAGACTCACCGTGCCGGACTCAGTCGCGGTGCCTGTTACGGTCAGCGTACCGGTAGCAGCCACCGAGGCGGCAGCATCTGCTAGCGGCAATACCCACAGCTCAGAGTAAGAGTTGTTATCGCGGAAAGCATCAACCATGATCGCCAGTTGTGAACCGGCACCGTAGGTGTCTTTGACATAATCGACACTTGGCACCAGAACAGGCACTTCGGATGCAACCGCGCCGACGGCCTGGCCAATGATCAGTGAGCGACTGTTTTGATGATAGTATCCCGCTTTTTGATTCGTTACCTCGGCATAAAATAGCGGATTACGAATGTCGCTGGGGATCTGATCAAATGAGATTTGACGAGCCATGTTATTTTTCCTGTTCAGGTTTTGGTTTTGGTTTCGGTTCTGGCTTGACTTCGACCAAGTCGCCATCCGCCACAATGCGTAAATAGTGCTGCCGTTTGGTATAGGGAATGGCGTCCAGATCAATGACCGCATCGCGGGCCAGCGCTTTGCCGGTATCAGGATCAAAGACCTTGATCTCCATACCGTCGATCAGTTTGTTTGCGGGTGTTACCAGCATACTAGGACTCCGTTAATGTATAAAAATAGGTTTTTTTCACTGTCTGTTCTCCGGCAATGTGTCAGGGTCTTCCAATATTGGCTCAACAAGCACGGCATCCTGATCAAATTCATAAGCGCCATCAATCACGCCGTCTGGCCCTTCAGCTGCAAGATTTGGATCAAATGGCGCAATAAAATCAATATCGATGTGTGTTTTAGTCCATTCTGCGGTAACAGACGGCTCATAAATCTCGCTGAACTGCACGTTAAACGTAATGTAGGCAGTCGCCAGGTCAGTTTCTCCAGCCTGCACATAGCCATATTTGGTATTAATCTGGCCAACATACTCATACTCGGCATTCCAGGCCGGATCAGTCAGCAGTTTTGTCAATATGTTATCAACCAGCGTATCCAGTGTGCTGTCGAAATTGGTTGCCGTGGTTGCCACTGACACGATCACCGAAACATTGGCGTTTACGCGGAACGTCATGTCATGACCGATTTGTCTGCGGTCAATATCGTTATATTGCACCGACAAAACTGGATAGGCTGATGATTTAAACGGGTCCAGCCTGGTGTGATAGCAATCCACACTCAGAGTATCTAACAGCGCAAATATCCCGCCGCGCACATCCATCATTTTTTAAGCTCCAGTTTCACGGTTCCGGGTCCGTCCGGCTGCACGTCACGGATTTTGTACACCACACCGTTGACCGTTAACGAACTTCCTTGCACCAGGCTTGTCATATCGTTATCACGTACAAACAGCACCGGGTCAGCACCTGACAATTGCAGATCATCTCCAAACACCTTGTGCCAGTCATCAAATATTGCATCAAAGCGCCGCTCGCTGCCCGTTCCTGCAAACGCGATCACTTCGATCGTGAACGGTGCCATCATGGCGGTGTAGTCCTCTTGCGTTATGTAGGGCATGATTTATTTCTAGTAGCCGCACATGTCGGTATATTCAGACATTGTAACATCGATAATCGATCCAGCATTCCGTGCTGTTGCTACAGCGTCTATAAACAATCTGAAATCAGATAATCTGCAATCGGTACTGATCGGTGTAGCGCTATCCGGCACAATTTCGTGCAGATAAAAAGTAAACGACGACCATTGATTAATGGCTTTATTTAAATACCCGATTATTGTCGCACTACCACCTGACGATATTCCGTTACCATAGCTTGGTATTCCGAGCGGATGTGGGACCAAGTACGGTTGATCAATAACGGGCTGTGTTGACCTGATAAAGCGTATATCTAAATCGGCAAGAACTTGCTCAAGAAGTTTGTTAGTTTGACCTCCTGGCGTCACATAGATGTGCCTAGCTCTCATATAACCATGAGACCTTAGATAATCGTCACATGGTTTAATATCCGCATATAGTTCGTCGTATGATAGCGTTACCCCGACTGACACGTTAGCCGCTGTGCCATCTACAGCAACGATAGAATCAACTCTTGTCCAGATTGTCTGCCCGGCAAGATATGACGACGACGATAACCCAAGAACCGTTTCAGTTGTAGCGTTCCCGCCGTTATCTACACCTGTGACGGCAAAGCGCTTGTTTACATCAGCCCCAGAGTGCAAAAAGATAAGCTGCCTGGGGGCATTAAATACAGCAGTCCCTATTGTCCCATTAAGCGTAAATGACGCACCGGTGCCCACAGTTTGCGCTTGAGCTATTTGATTCATTGGCCCCGTTGATTCTCCACCTACCCCATAACCAGTGTTTGCAAAACGATGGCTAACTGAATGATTCGCAAAGTCCCATCCTGCATCATATACTTCGTCGAGTTGCGCTTGTGTCATATAGCCGGAGCCACGATCAACTGACCCACTAACCAGGGCAATACTGCCGGTTAGCCCTTTTTTGCTAAGGTATGGAAATATCTCTGTATATTGTGTGTCAAAATTACCATCAAAAGTAAGCGCTATCGCTGTTTTGACAATAGGATTGATGACGACTTTGCGTATACGTATTTCAGCGCCTTGCGTCATGTTTGCTGCAATGCGGATTCTATCGATAACGGTGCCTATACGGACATCCCCATTTCCCTGTACAGTCGTATCTAGTACAGCGCCCGTTACTGTAAATAGGGCGATTCCGCCTGGGGTAGGCACTGACGATGATATTGGAGCGTTAAGATATCCGAGTAATGCGCCTGCGAAATTAGATGCCTGCGTACTAACTATAGTTCTAAATGATGTTATCCCGTTCGGTCTATAAATATCAGCTACGATGTTAACTGTAGTATTGGATTCAAGTAAAAATGGGGTGCAGTTACACGTAAAATAGCTGGAAACGTTAGTACCAGTATCTTGTTTCATGGTTATACCGCCGCCTGGCGTTGATGTAATGGTACAACCTGTGCCTGGTGTTGTTGATACTAAATCTGATGTTCCGTTGGGGAACTCTTTTACCGCTATTCCGTTAGTTTTTTTGATCGATAATTTCCGTTTAGGTTGTATCTCTGGCAATTCACTTGCGACTTTGATACGTACTAATGCATAGCCATAATTATCTATTTTATGTATCTTCCCGATTAGGGAATTTCCTAAGCCATTGACTGTAAAAGTTCCATCATCTATGGCGTAGACATCAACTATTGTATTGATGCCTACCGGAATCCCGACAACTTGAAGCTTTACCAACCCGTTAGTTTTTGTTTGTACATACATATCCCCGTTAGAACCAGCAACATTAGACGCTCTTTTTCCAGCAAACCCAAGAAACGGATCACCGGCAACCAATGGCCGCGCATAACCAAACCCATCCGCACCCACCGCAGCACCCTCATAAATCGTAACTCCGGCAGCAACCGGATATTCTTCAATATCGGACAGATGATAATAGCGGGTTTCGTCTCTTGTTAATTCGGCCATTTTTTGCCCCGGGGCTTGTCTATTTGTGCTTGATTACAACTATTTGCAGGTGCAATCTTGTTTTTTGCACTCTTGCATATCTTTCTTGAGCTGTGCCAGCTTCGACTCGATGTCATTCATAGTCTTTTGTGATGCCGCCATTTTGCAATTCAATTTGTTCATAAGCTCTTGTTGAGCATAAATTGAATCGTATAAATCTTTCATCACGTCTTCGATTTTTTCAATATGACCGATTTCTTTCATCGTTTAATCCATTATTGCAATTTGTTGATCTTGCTTTCCAAAATTTTCTCGATTGCAAATAATAAACGTGTAGCCATGTGCCCCCCGACACCTGCCGCAGCGGCACATAATCCAAGAGGTTGTTCCATTGCCTCTGCGGCCATAAAAACACCAAGCCCGACAAATCCGCTGGTAAAAACCTCGCCTAACAATTCAATTATGTTGAACGAGCGTGTCTGACCTTTTCTTATCCTTGACAACCAGTTTATGACACCTCCGCTAGAGGCCATACCAATCGCTAACAGCCACGTTGTATATGGCCAGCTTGTCGGGTCCTTATCTATCACTAACCACTAATCCGTTATATCCGGCTGATTTCCATCGGCCAGCGCCGGAACAGGCGATTGCTTGTCAGCAGGCCGCAAGCGGTCATAGATTGGCAAAATGCCTTTAGGCAAATCGCCGACCACTTCAACAGTCTCGCCCGCTTTGAAAGTTAGCGACTGCGTGCCGACATAAACACCTTTCTGCTTGCCGTAAGGCTCAAGCGCAAAGTCACGCGCCGAGGCCTGCTCAGGCGTTAACCTGAGCGCGACGCCTGCCGGGATGCTGGTCACTTCTTTAAGAGTGATTTTCATGATCGCACCGATTAGGTCAACGTTACCAGGCA